CAACAGTAGAAAAATTTCTGCGGTTGATGTTGTTAGTAGTGGACGCAATTACTCTGCTGCACTTGTTGAAGTGGCAAGTCCTAAATCAGCAGTCACGAATCACCCAACCCTGACTGCGGTTCTGTCCCCCAAGGGAGGACACGGCAGTAATATCTTAAAAGAATTGAATGTTAAAGATATTCTTATCATTGTAAATATCACAGAAGAAGATTCTGCCAAAATTATAGGCGGTGGATCGTATAGACAGTTTGGAATAATCAAGAATCCTGTGCTTGGAGACGGAAGTGGAATAGTGGCAGGAAGAGAAGACTTGTACTATCGAGACATCTCTCTTATTAGTACTATTGGTACTGCGCTTTCTTCTGATTTTAGTTTAGGAGAAGCAAACATCATAATTGGAACTGAAACATATTCCTCTGCTAAAGTTGTTGGTGTGAAATCAACAAATTCCCCGCAAATTACTCTTAAAACTCTGAACGCTAGTGGAAGATTTATTACCAAGCAAGACCGCATAAATGATTATGTACTCACGCTTACTGCGGATCCGTCTCCCGATTTCCAAGTGGGAGAAACCGTAGAGCAGATTATTCCTGCTGGCGTAGTTTTAAACTCAAATATTACATTTGCATTTGATATAACCACTCAAGGACGAGTTCTGTATACAAGTGGAACCAAATTGGGTGTTCGTCTTATCAGTAGTGGAAACTTTATCCCCGATTTGAGTGTTCCTATTCTGGGTTTGCTTTCTGGTGTTACTGGTACTATTTCTTCGGTGGCTCCATCATACGGAGAGCCTGTATGGGTTACTAATACAGTTGATTCCACTTCCGATGCTATATTCTTGAGTAGTAGTGGCAATCAAAAACTGTATAAGGTTGCGGAAGCAGGACAAGCGTATTTTGATCTAGACAGTACTCCTGCATACAGGGGTGTTCATGTTCTAGAACTCGGTACTAGTTTGAATTCTGCGGTGGGTGTTGTGGACACCACTTCGGCTTCACTTACTCAGAACTCGTTTTCTAATGGAGACTTGGTGACTCAAGGAGTCACGGGAACCTATGGAAACTACGCCAAGGGTCAGGTGTACCATTGGGAATTTATCAATAATTCCTACGGAAAACTCTATCTGACTAATGTGGTGGGTTCTTTCAAGAGTGTTGCTGTGGATGGGCTGTCGGGTTCTACACTTGGTGCGTATATTGTGACCAATGTAGACCTGCCAGAGATCGACAGAACTTCAGGAGAAATCTTATACATAGACAATGTAAGACCTATACAAAGAACCATTGGTCAACAGGAAGAATTTAGAGTTCGATTGGGCTTCTAAGAGGAACATATGGCATACGATCCTAGCATCTTCAATATCAGTCCGTACTACGATGATTTTTCTGCGGACAATGGGTTTTTGCGTGTTCTGTTTAAGCCAGGATACGCGCTGCAAGCCCGTGAAGCCACGCAATTGCAGTCTATCCTACAGGATCAATTGTCCCGAATCGGCGATCATCTGTTTAAGGACGGATCTCGCATTATTGGCGGTGGTATTAGTGTTCGCAATTCTTCATTTTTAATGGTTGCTGTTGGTGTTGGTACTCCTCTTGCGGGAGTCACCGATTACTCCACGCTTGTTGGCGGCACTCTTACACCCACCAATACCACAGACACAACACAAGCAACGGTGGTTCACTATATTGCTCCTGATGTGAATACAGACGGGTATTTAATTCTTGTTGTGGATTTTGTGTCGGGAACTTCGTTTGCTAGTACCTTTAACTTGACCAATGATTCATTCACGGTTTCTGGTTTGAATGTTGTTTCTGATTCGTTTGGTACAGGCAACTGCAAACTCATTACGGTTTCTGATGGTATTTTCTATGTGGATGGGTTCTTTGTTCGAACAGAGACACAGCAGTTCACTCCATACACCGTAGGAATAGGAGGATATCGTGATCTGAATTTCAGCACATTCTCCACACTATCCAAGAAAATTGGATTTGCAATTGGTCGTGACAATGTTACAGAGCAGGAAAACTCCACCCTGAGAGATCCTGCAATTGGATCCTACAACTACAATGCTCCAGGAGCAGATCGCTATAAAGTTATTCTTTCGCTTGCTCAGGCTGAGTTGAGCGAAACTCCTGATGACTTTGTTGAACTGCTTCGCTTTGAAGGCGGAAAAGTCACGAAGAAGATTGAGCGAATCACCTACGGAGAAATTCAGAAGGCACTTGCTCTTCGTACCTATGATGAGTCGGGATCCTATACGGTTCGTCCGTTTGATCTTACGATTAAAGAGTATTCTGATACACAATTAAATATGTCTGTTGGCGAAGGCAAGGCGTATGTGCTTGGATATGATGTTGAAAACCAGCATCCAATTACGGTTCCCTTTAGTAAATCACGAACAGTTCAACCTGAATCGGGTATTTTTGTGTTTAGTACGGGAAACTTTATTGGCGTATGTATGGGCAATACGGCATCTGGATTTGGTGAAACATTTGCTACCAATCTAACCACTATTAGTGCTGGCTCTGCACAGGTGCAATTCCGAAATGCAGCCAATACGGCTACCGTTGCTACTGGTCATGTTCATGGTGCAATTCCTACTCCTCAACTTAGCGGTGGTGCTGTCGGATCCACAGGAAACCACTATCGGTTGTATGTCTACGGGTTGAGTGGTGAAATTGCAAGTGGTAAGACAGGATTTATTTACAGTAATACCACAGGATTTACCATTGGATCCTTTACTCCACAAACCACTTCGGGATTCTCTGCATCAAACACAGACAATTCATCTCTGGTTTACGAATTGCAGCCAGGATATGCGGTTGACCAAGTGTCTTTTCTGTCTGTTCCTTGTAGGCTGATGGGTAGTCTTTTTTCTCCCTCATATAATAATACCACCAATCAGACAACTTATGCGATTACCAAGGGACAATTTAGTGAAACTATTGCTGTTGGTAGTGATGGTGTGTTTAATTTTCCTACTACACCACTAGCAGCCAATCAAATATCTTTTGTAAACACTACATCCACTGCATTCACTCCTAGTACTAGTACTACTGTTACTGTGGCTTCGGGCACTATGACTGTGGTGGCTTCGAATGTACCAGCAGGATTCACTGCTCAAACTGTGCGAGCAATGGTTCCTGTGGTGTATACTCCCACTATTGGTACTCCTACAACATATCGAACCAAGACTTCGGCAACAACCACGGCTAATTTTACTTCCAATGTGAACACATCAGAAGGTGGTCGTAAATACTTTACTATTCCTAATCGCGATGTATACGCTATTGCTTCGGTAACATCAGCAGGAACAGATTACACCGATCAGTTTGAATTGGATGATGGTCAGCGAGAAACTCACTATGAAAATTCTCGACTGTATATTAAAGATAGTGTTGCTGGTGGTGTAACATATGCAACAACCTCAGTTAATCTTGCGGTTTCTTATTCATATTTTGTTCACGGTGGATTGGCTGCTGCACCATTCATTGGCAAACATTCATACTTTTCTTCGGATGGTTCTGCGTTCCCGTATGCTCAGATTCCCCTGTTTACCAATCCGCGCACAGGTAAAACTGTGTCTTTGGCAAACTGCTTGGACTTCCGTCATTCGGGATTAACATCACCCTCTCCAATGCTGAAGCCGTATGGTGCCACTGATGTTGTGGTTCCATCGTTTACTACTGCTTCATACAATCACTATCTGCCACGCATTGATAAATTGTGCGTTAAGGCTGATCCTGAAGACGGGTCTGCACTCTTCTTCTTTGTAGGAGGTACTCCTGACCTGTCGCCTTCGGCTCCACCTGATCCTGCTGATGCTCTTGTGCTTGCTACCGTAACTGTTCCTGCGTACACACACAACGAAAGTGATGTGGTGGTTACTCCCGTAGACACCAAGCGATTCACTATGGCAGACATTGGTAAGATTCAGAAGCGAGTAGATGAAGTTGAAGTGTTTGCTAAACTTTCACTATCTGAATCTGAAATAGAAGCACGATCCCTTCGTGGAACTTGTGCTGCTGCCGAACCTCTAAAGACTTCTATCTTCTCAGATGAGTTCTATGGACACTCCGTTTCGGATGTGTGCGATTACTCTAATTCTTGTTCTATTGATTTTGAGCGTGGGGAATTGCGTCCGTTCTTCACAACTCAAGAAATTTCAATTAATTCTCCAAACATAAACAATACCGTGGTTTCTCCAGATGGATTGGTAACTCTTTCGTACATCACTTCTTCTTATATTGAAAACAAGCAGTACACAAAGAGAATCAAGATTAATCCGTCCAACACGGTTAATTGGCTTGGGTTTATGAAATTGTCTACTTCTGTTGAACCATTCTACGATACAGGATATCGTCCTGTTGTTAAGACTAATGCACTCTCAGAAAATGACAATTGGATTTCATCCAATGCAAACAATAAGCGTGGCTTTGGTACTCAGTGGAATGAATGGGAAAGCATATGGACAGGCATAGATCAGGTTGAAGAAGAACAAGACGATATACAGAAGCGTATTGTTGAACTTCCCCATGTGGCATCCACATCTGCAATTCCATCGGTAAACTCTGGCAGCATTCGAGTAGGTGTTTCTCGTAAGGTGCAGAGCATTGAGCAGAAGAACAGCAATTTTATTACTGCTCGTCAACTAAAGAATCGTATCAAGCACCGAATTGGTTCGCGGGTAATTGATCGCTCCGTGGTTCCTTATATTCCGCTGAATACAGTGACTGCAACGGTTGACGGCTTGAAACCCAATTCCACAAATCTTTCTCTGTATTTTGACGGAGAAGTAGTCAAGAGTGGTATTAGCACTGATACTTACGGCTCATGCACCGTATCTTTTGGAATTTCTGCTGGTACATTCTTGGCAGGACAACGAACTGTTCGTATTGCTGATTCTGCTGTTACGGCTAATTCTACTATTGCAGCAGAAGCAGTGTACTATTGCACGGGTCTGTTGGAGCAACGCGATTCTGGTTCGTACTCTACCCGTCCACCTGAACTGCGCCGTCAAACTGCTGCAAGTGAAAGTATTGCAAAGGATCCATTTAATCGAGACATTGATTCTGTTGAGAACAATCATTGGAGCGATCCTGTATCACAAACATTCTTGGTTGACAAGAAAGCAAACCCTGATGGCATATTCCTGAGTAGTGCAGACCTTTATTTTGCTGCAAAGGATTCCACATTACCAGTAACGGTTCAGATTCGTCCAACGGTTTCTGGATATCCATCACCTTCTGTGGTAATGCCGTTCAGCACAGTGGTGAAAGCCGCAGCAGAGGTAATGGCTAATTCTGCATCACCAACAGCAACAACTTTCACCTTTAGCAGTCCTGTGTATCTTGAACCAGGTGAATACGCTATCTGCATTTTGGCAAACAGCGATAAATACGAGTTGTTTGCTGCTGAGAGTGCAATTAATGCCATCAACAATACTTCGGCTGTTGCGGGTCGCGCAGGAAACAATCAGTTGGTGGGAACCTTGTTTACACCACAAGGAATTGGTTCAACAGTACAAAACAACACTACCGATCTTATGTTCACCCTGAATCGGTGTTCGTTTACCCAGAGTGGTACTATTAGATACAGCGCAATTAGTAATTGTGTTAATACTCAAATTCTAAAGTTCTACGCTCCAGAAATTGTTCCAAGCAGTTGCACCCTTGTCCGTACTGTTCGTGATGAAAACTTCTTGAACAACGAATCTGTATATTTGAAGACTATTATTTCAAGTAATCCAGATCTGCAATACTCTCTAAACAGAGGAGCAAACACATCAGTGTCTCCTGTGATTGATATTTCTGCGCTGTTCGCTGCTAGTGTTACCATGTACGCCACTAGTAGCACTCCAACATCAAAATATGTTTCGCGAGTAGTGGAGTTGCCGCAATCCACGGCATCAAACGGAATTGCTGTGTTTGTAGACGCAAATATTCCAACAGGATCTGCTATTGAGGTGAAGTACCGATACTGTCTAAGTGGAGAAACCGATATATTTTCTAAGGCATTCCTCACCATGCCACAAACCAGTGCTTCCTTTACTAGTAATTCGGAAATTGATTTCCGAGAAGCCGCCTTCCGTGTTGCTATACCTTCAGGAGCATTCACCTCGTATCAGATACAGGTTGTAATGACTTCTGCGGCACAAAACTCTACATATTTCAAAACACCTGCTGCACGAAACATCCGTACAGTGAGTTTCATTCAATAAATGAGTGGAGTAAGGTACATCCGCGATAGTGCCACGGGTGCAGTACTACTGGCAGATGCACAGACAATTGATGCTTTCAGGCAAAAAAAGACTATAGCAGAAGATGTAGAAGCACTGAAAGCGGAGATAAATACTCTGAAGCAGCAAGTACAGCAACTCATATCTGTATTAAACCACACACAGCAGAGCGAATAAGACATGGCAGCAAACACAGGACCAGATGTAAACACCTATCAGATCCCCGAAGTCGCACTTGGGGATACTTTTAACACATGGCGTGACATCACCAATACTGCCGTCTACAAACTAAATAAACTGAAGTTGTATGAAGGTATTAGCGGTGGAAGTATTTCTGTTACAACAACCACGGGTGGAACTCTTTCTGTTGCCTTGCTTGAAACCATTAGCACGGGTCACACTTTTACTGGCAATATTAACTTTGGTGGTGTAGTTACTTTCAACGGTTCCACTGTGACCATGAATGCACAGACTGTAACCATTGATGACTACAATATTGTGCTTGGCGATCTTGCTGGTGCATCTGCCGCAGGAATCTCTGCTGCTGGCGGCGGTGGCTTGATCCTGAATCTTGGAAGCGGTGCAACAGCAGAGTGGCTCTGGCAAAATTTTGCAGTTCACGGTATCACAGGTGTGTGGCGTGCAAACACACACATTGGCTTTAGTGGAGCCACAAGTGGTCTGTACCCTGCTGGTGGTGGAATCTTGCCTGTTCACGGTCTTGCCATTCGTCTTGACGGTGGTGCAACTACTGATCACGGACTAAGTATTAGTCTGACAAACACGGGTGGAGCAGCAGGAGCAACCACCAACCGAGCAATTGAATTCAGCCGTTACTCGCCCACAGGCGCAACGGTCTTCATGGAAGTGCTGAACGGCACAACATACGGCGCACAGCCATTTGTAAATATTAGAAATGGTGCAAACCGCAAGCGTGTGGTACAGAATGCTCACGGACTGTCTTTTGGGACACCCGTGTATATTAGCGGCGGTGGGGCTTATCTTCCAGCAGATTGTACTAATGTGGATAAGGCTGAAGTTGTTGGTGTGGTTTCAAACCTTATAGACGCAACCACAGTTGAAGTTACTTTTATTGGTGAGATATTTGGAAACTTTACTAATGCCTTGCCATCAGGATCTAATCTAACAGTAGGTGCAGTGTACTACCTGTCTACAAGCGCGGGAAAACTAAGCATCACACCATCCAGGGCTGTGGGAACAGTACACAAGGCTGTTCTGATTGCTACTAGTGCTAGTTCTGCAATAGTGATTCCGTTTACTGGTGGACTTCTTGCGGAAGACGCAGTAATTACCGCTGCCTCTACAGTTGGAAGATCTATAGTGCAGATCAACAAATTCCGAGTTGGGGATGCAGTTAGGTGGATTTCTGGCTCTGCTGGACTTTCTTATGCGTATGCGGGAGGTGTTCCTGCTCCTGGATTCACATCTGCCACTTATGCTGACGGAATCTATGTAAAAGCACAGGCTGATACTGAAGCACAAGCGGAAGTGGTTGGTATTGTTACTGAT